GATATGTATTATATATATTATATTACATATTTACATAAAATATTATACAGTTATATATAATTTCAAATAGTTATATATAACAGAATATAAAACATATAGAATACATATCATAAAATATATATTGTATACCATATATATTAGGAATCATATATTGTATGTTATATATCATATACTGTATATCATATATCATATATTATATGTTATATATATCACATTCCACATATTGTATATTATAAATTATACATAATATATTGCATTCTTTATTTTACATGTAATAAATTATACATTATAGGTAACATAGTATATATTGTATGTAACCGGTATATTCTATGTAAAATATATAATATATAACACATGTGACATGTAATTAATAACATAGTCATATAATATATATTTAATATAGGTATTATACATACAACGTATTATATATAATATATAATATATATTACATATGTTATAAAATATAATATATATTATATGTCTTTCGGTAAGTATAATAAAGAATTCGTTTCGCTATTTATATTCTTAGTATTAGCTGAATATATGAGATATAAAAATATAATGCGTTTAGGATTTAACGTAGAATTTCGTAGAGGCGACTACATTCATTATAATATTAAAGTGGATAAGCCGAATTATGTGGATTTACCGATGTTATATAATTTAATCTTCTATATATTAAATCATTATGGGTTTAAAGAAGAAAATTATTATAATAAAATTAATGATTCATATGCTCATCCATTAATTTATCAGAATGATAATGGATTATATGAATTAGATCAAGCTGTATTTTTTAATTTAACGATGAAGGAGATTATAAAATGACACAACAAATTAAAATTGCAGAATATTTAAATTATTTATATACTTGTAAAAGAATATCGTCGGCAAATATTATAGCATTTTTAGTCGATATGTTTCATAAAGCAAAATACGGAAAATTTTTATTTTCTGATGTTAACTATAATCTTAATGAAATTAAAAGATTCCAGATGACAAAACCAGATCAATTAAGTGATTTAATGACTTCTTCTGATACAGCTGAAGAAATTTATGCATTAGTTGATGCCCATTGTAATATTAAAAATAAATTTTGGCAAATTGAAACATTCTTGGTCGAAGACAAAGATAAATTGTATACTCAAGATAATGCATATCGTATTTTTGTACAATATATTAAAGATTATATTCTATTCGATATTTTACCATATGGTAAGAGACCCTTATGAACTATGTGGATTTCGAACAGTGTCGCCAGCTGACGCTTACTTTATATAAACAATTTGATATGTTCACAGACGAAGAAAACGCGCGAGCATTTGCTGTAGCATTAGTCTATTATTTATTATTATACGATAATGAATTAGATGGATTCGTTATAGTCGTACGCAGAGAATACCCATTTGTCGGTATTCAATCTGGCACTCGCAAGCTAATTAATTATAATCAGTTTTATAATATAACGCTTCGCCTATACGAAGTATATCGTAATAAAATGAGAAGTGTAGCGTGGAGTTTATTCGGCGCTCCCGAAGAAAAAATATTTCAGCCACAAGAATTATTAGTAAAAGCACATAAAGGAGTACGTCACAATTGCGCTCTGTAAAAACAGTATTCGACGGTCGAGAATTAGTATTTACTTTATGTATGCAATACGACACATTAAAATATGTACATCATATATTAGCTCTTACATTCGGTGCTTATTCGTATCTCAATAAACGACAACTTAGGAGTATAACTTTACATATTAATTCTAATCAAGATTATTGGATCGATATTAATACGTATAAACCCGATGCAATTAATTATAAAAAGTTTTATTTAGTCGCTTTGGTAATAGCCGAGAAATTCAAAATTTACCGTGTACGAGCGGCTTATCGAGCTTTTGAGGTAGATACACTTACGTATCGTGAAATAAGCTCTGGCGCCCTCAAAAAACGAGGAAAAGAGATAGTAAGAGATTTATTACCTTCCTGTGCGTAAGCACGGGAGGGTAATTTTTTTTGCTTGTTATATCGAATATATGTTTGCCATATAGGGTAAGGTTTACGGTGTGTATATTTTTTAGATTCATTATTAATAAGGAAAAGAGTGAGTAAGATGATAGAGTTATGACTTACTTTTAGTAGGTTAATATAGGTTGTATTGATGAAGGTAAATAAAGAAGGGATAAGGTGCTGAAACTTAAAAAAATAAAAAGGTAGGAAATAGTAAAATAAAAAATTTCCTATATAGGCGAAAAATTAGAAAAATTTCTGAGGGGGTAAGTGTTATTGATATAGAATAGGTGGTGACTAAAGTCCGCCCCCCCTACTTTGATTCTAGGTATTGATTGACCTAAAGGTAGGGGCTATATCACATGGTCATCAAGTATTCGATAACCTTTATTTAATTGTTCATGAGGAGGAAAAGATCATGAAAAAACAAATCGTAACAATTTTAACAGTACTATCTTTAGGTGTTGGTGCAACAGTTTATATTGCAGCACCGGTACAACCAGATCACTACGAGTTGCACGTAGTAAGTTACGGAGAAACAATGGAAAGCATCATAAAGGATGCTAACCATAACTCTGATGTTGACTATAATATCAGAGAAGCTGTTACAGCGGCAGTATCTGAATCTAAAAAGTTAGACAACGGTGCTATTTCTCGTCAGCTTCAAGTGGGCGATAAGGTTGCAGTACCAATCTATCGCTAGTTTACACTAGTCCAGCTATATGACGATAAACTATAGCATTATATATTTATTTATATTGTCATAAGGAGGAAAAGATCATGACAACAATAATTTATTTGGATTTAGAAACATTAACAATTGAACAAAAAGAAAGTACAAGAGATTATATAGATCTTTTGGATTCTGCTCAAAAGTATTATGCCAAGAAAGGCATAAGAACTATGAAAGAAAGAATAGGAGGTATGTTCTTTTTACAAGAAAGAGAATGTAGAAACATTCTCATGCTCGCAACAGAGGATGGTTATAACAAGCATGACCTTAAGATAGTAACAGATAAAATAATGTCACTGCCTTATTATGCAGTGGCACGAGGCTATGTACCAGGTGTTTACAGAACATGGTCTCAGACAAAAGATTCTGTTGATGGGTACAATAGCAGAAAATATAAAAAGTTTTCTGGTAAAGAAGCTGCCAAACAATTTATGGTGGATAATAATGCCCCATTGAGAACATATGATTATTTATAAGTTCATAAAGGAGGAGAAAAATGAACAGACAAAAAAAGAATTTTATGTTGGCAGAATTTGCTAACACAGTAAGAAATGTTCGGTCTGGAGACTGGACTCAGTTTTCTGCTACCAAACAGGATTTGAAAACTGCAAAGATTCGTTTACTTTATTTGACAAGTCGAGATAGTTATATGACTATTGTCGGCTATAATGTAACAGGCGCTATCGAGGAAAGCGATGTGGCTCCTGCAGCAGAAGTATTAGGAGGCATTGGTGAAATTCGTGAAGACAGTTTTGTCTACACGAACAGATCTATATCATTGATTGAGGATATTATACGCGATTGCATTATAATCGCGTATAATTTTGATACAGATGAAGAAGCAATGAAGGCATATACAATTGAGGGAGTTGAATACTCCACAATTGCTATGTCTGCGGCATCATTGCGCAACGGAAAGAGATTAGTCGTTCCAAAAGATAGACTAGATTTCTGGCTCCCGAAAATTCAAGCTGCTAATAACGGTATTGGTTTCTTTGACAATATCGTTGAGTTGAGTGTAGGTAAAGCAACCAAGATGTCTACCTATGCCAACTTATGGTCAGCTAATGGTAGGGAGGTTACATTAGATTTAACTAAAGATTGTATTATGATATTTAATAATTTATCTTTAGGTAATCAAAATGAAATGGACGGGCAAAGTTACCACAATCATTGGTGGTTTTGTCGAGAATATGGAGTGCCTACCGATATAAATGCATATTTACAAGTACGTGTAAGCTCCTGTACCAAAACAGGCTCTTCACCTATGCGCAATATGAATGGATGGTTTAAAATGGCTACAAAGATTAAACAAGAAAATGTTCAGTCCTTAAGCCAAGTGGATAAAGGATATGATGGCCCACAAAAAGTATGGATTGTTGGTAATCCTGCAGGAGAGTTGGTCTATGTGACCGACTTTAATGGGTTTAAAGCTGTGCCTCAATTCATAGAGCCAACAGAAAATAATTTTAAAGTTCTGCAAGTTATAAAAGCCACTCAAGCTACTGCATCAGGACAGATGCATCAGCATGACTTTAATGAGTATGCTAGATAACATATAATGGAGGAGAAAAATGAATAATATATTAGACAATGAAAAATTTCAATATTTAGTTGAAATTCTTGCAAAAGAAGCATCTAGTGTGATGGATTCTTATAAAAAAGGATCCTTTGGCGGCACAGGAATAGAATGTGCTATCTTGGCTGATCCTCGCATTGCTAGCGATTCTTATGTATTTAACCATAAAGCTAAGGATATTGCTAAAATAGCGACCAAGAAAATTAAAAATCTTAAAGCTTCTGGCGATAGTGATAGTCAATATCTTAGAGCATCCGGCGATCCTGGCATGATGTTTGGAGTTAAGCTATTAAGAGATAAAGAAATCTTTGTAACAAATAAAAAAACTCTTCGTCACAAGGTTACAGTTCTTATGCGTTTTCCTTGCTCCTCTGCAGGAGAAAACTTGCGTGCGAAAATTATTAATTTTGAAACAATTAAAAAAAGAATTGAAGTATTCGTTAAACTTGGCAAATTTAAAGAATGGCAGGCGAAAATGTTGCTGAATATCTATAAGAATACTCCGAGCAGTGTGTTTATTTATTCAGGTAGTTCCTATGTGAAAGGTCTTTTAGGTGGAATGGATAACGATACAGATGGCTGTATGGTTATGGCTGGAAAAGATATAAAGATCTTCGAAGGCCGTATCAGTAGATCTGTTGACATTCCAGATGAGCTTGGTAAAAATGTTACTATTAAATTTAATAATATCTCTGAGTTGATGACTGGAGTTTATTTAGCATCACTTGCTACTGGCAATACATCTGTTGGCGTTTTCTGTGTATATAATAGCTGCGCCTCAACTGTTCTCCAAAATCTTAACAATAAAAAAGTTATTGAGAAACTGAAGAAAAATATTGAAGAAGAATATGGCAAAAAGCATGGTAATGCAAAATATATTCGTCGATATGATGATGTATCTAATTTGTCCATGGAACAAGTTATGAATAACAAAATCGAACAAATGACTTTAGATTTTGTTGGATCAGATAGATCCGAGTTGTCTATTAAGAATTATTTAATGGATTGTCTTTCTGTTGCGCCATCAGTTATTGGTATGATTATTGATTCTGCAAAAACTGGACTAACAGTATTTGATCCGTTAGGATTCTTATTGAAAGATATTGAGCAAGCTCGTAGAAACTATACGCCAACTATAGTTTGGAATGAGCAAATTGCTCAATTCGAAATTGTAGAGCACAAGGTGTTTAATAAAGAGGAGAAAGTAAAATGAAAAAAGCTGAAAAATTAGTATTGAAAGATGCGTTGTACGATATGCAGTTAGAAGCTGCAAAATGCGTCGTAGAAGAGTTAAATAAACAAGCATCCGAAATGGGTATTAAACCCGGGTATAAAAAGTTGGAGGCTAAAAAAGGCTCCATCTTTGAAATTTTAAACATGACTTGCGATGATCTTCGTCGCGCAAAGTCATTATCTATTAAAGGCTTTAAGGTTGAAGGAGCTTTTTCTAAAGCTAAGCCATATATTGCGAATATGATTCGCACATATATAGGCGAAGAGAAAGATGCATTCAAAGAAGCTAAAAATGCCGGTTTTAATTTTGCCAGCACAGTGCTAGAATATGAATTAATTATTGATGCAATGAGAACTGGCACACTATATCGTCAAGAGCAAGGAATTGAATTAAAAGATTCTCCTTTATTTAGACGTTATGATGTTTTCTGTACAAGTGAAGAATGCAACAATATTTTAGATGGTGATGAAATAGAATTCGTTAATGGAGAATCTGCAGACGGTAGATTCTTCACGGGTCGTATTGTTAACGGAATGCGTCCAGTATTTCGTGATAATTTTAGAGGTTTGTTTACTATAGTTCATTTAATGGAAGTAATTGAAGAACCAGTTGATGAACACAAATTTGTAGTTCGTGTTTCTGGAACTAAAAAATCTTTAGAAAATGCAAGAAATATTTTTGCAGCTAAAGATTATGGCTATAAGATGTTCTTGTTGACGAACAAAGAAGGCAAGCAGGGAGATGGATTGTACGTTGTCTCTGAAAAACCTTCTATAAAAGGCAAACTTGTAAAAGTTGTCGACTGTGAAATTCCTGGTGACAGATTTTATGTCGACAGGTTTTGCGGAGAAGTGATACTGGATGAAGCTATGTTCAATACTATTGAAAAACAAGGCTATGGTAATGATGTACATACTATATGCTTATTGTTAAGGAAAGCTTAATTTTTTAAGCTTTCCCCTCCGGGGCAGCGCATAAGACGTTATAACCTTTAATTTTAATTTAAATCTAAATTCCGGCGTGGAACGTTCTATACGCTCCGCGTCGAAAAAATTTTAGCAATCATAAGTCCTCCGGAGGCTCCTGACGGAGTGTCCTCTGCGAGGCTTATGCATTTTTAATTTATTTTATATATGTTTTGGGGCTCCGCCCCGAAATCATTTATGAGGGATTTTCCCTCTTTTTTATTTAATTATTATTAGTGAGCCGTACACTTATTTAAATACGGTAGAGGAGATTATTATGAAATTTGAATATGATGAAAACAAGTATTGCGTTAGTAATTTTTTAGGCGACGAACAATTATTAAGTCGCCATGTGTGGTATTCTTTAGGCGAAACAAAAACACATGAGTATAAAGAACTCAGAGTGGATAAAGTAAAGAGCGCCACTGTTCTTTGTTCTTATCGCGTCTACGATAGAAACATTAAGGATTTCGTAGATATGCCTATGGAATATCCTATTCAAGATATCTGCCTATATAAATATATGGCAGTTAATTTAGAATTCGATAAAGCAATGGATTCATTGGAGCCAGAAATGGCAGAATTCATTCGTTCTTTAGTTGAGTCTAAAGAAGATACAGCTCGTTGTGCTGGCTACAATGGTTGTATTTAATTATTATGGGGCTTCGTTTATTGCGGAGCCCTAAATCTTTAAATTTTTAAAGGAGGCGATTTAATGCCTTTTAAGAATATAGAATTACGTCACGGTAGCAAAGCCGATAATTTTACGTGGCGCATCGTTATTCCTTCAAATAAGAAGGAAGCTTATCGGCCTAAACTTTGTTGGGTTGATAAGAAGCCGTTTACTGTCAGCGAAAAATTATATTTTCTAGTTATACCTGAGTATTTTTTAAAAGATGAACGTATCTATTTAAGTTCGTCACGCTCTTATCTTATCAAGATGGCCAGGAAATACGGTTATTTTAGCGAAGACGATATCTTCTCGTTTGTATACGAAGGTACTGATATTCGTCATTTTGTTTAACCCTCCGGGACGAAATATTTTATGAGGATTTAGAAATGGATAGTATTCTCCTCTACTATTCGTTTCTAAATCTTATTTTTTTATTTAATGAGTCCGTCGGCAGTCGCGAGACGTATTCGTCTTCTTTCACTTGCGACATTGTGTTACGCGTCGCTTCGTTTCTAGTCGTCCCCTTCGGGACTGCCTTCCTCTATTTTATTCACGGCTTGGTATTATAGATTATTTTTTTATTAATTTATTTTTTCTTGTGTATTAAGCGATCGGATTTTATTTTAGTATAATTTTATTAGCTCCGCTACGAAATTTTTTTTGAGTATTATTTTATTTAGCTTATGGAGGAAAATGATATGTTAAAGAATTTAACACCGCACGAGGTGAAAATATTTAAATTAAATGGTACAGCTCCCGATTTAGATGTAGTTATAGAAGCTAGTGATACTATAGCTCGTGTGTCTTGCGAGTATATTAAGGTGGATAAGAAGGTGGACGGCATCGATTTATATCGTCCCGTTTTCGGCGAAGTTACCGGTCTACCCGAATATGAAGAAGGTACATATTTATTAGTATCTACTATGGTACGCGAAGCTTTACCTTTGCGCAAAGATTTAGTTTCTCCTGGTCAATTATTACGTAATGACAAAGGAGAAGTTATCGGTTGTTTGGGTCTTGTAGGCAATTTTAATAATTAGGAGGTTAGTATGTTTATTTATAAAGTAATAGTATTCGATAATAATTTAAACACTAATATTATATCGTTTAGTGAAGATTTAAATGAAGCACTTCAATATGCTAACGAATATAATAGTAAAATTAATTCATATAAAAGAGCTTTCGCTATTAAATGCTTAAAAGATAAAATTAATTTAATTACGTTTTTTAAAGAAGGTCCTTTTATCGATTATGTTAGAAACGATGAATTTGACGATATTAATGTAGCGAATCATATTACAAGTAAAGGAAATCTTCCTTTAATTTATGTTGTAGCATAATGAGATTATATTATGTTAGTTAAAACTTATCAACCTATCGAGATGATGGATAAGCTCGATTTATTATTTTGTCAGTATGGTATGCGTGCTAATATAGATATGCATATTATTAATAATAAAGTAAGTGTTAATGTAGTTGGTATTCCGTTTTATGAAAAAGAATCTTGGGATAGAACTGTTAGAGAAATTATTCAAGAAGTTATAACAGAGTTAGCACAAGATAATGCTAAAAGTTGTTTTGAATATGTATAAAGGAGGTTATTATGAAGTATTTAGTATATGAATGTAGTTATAAAAATGGTAAATTCTATTATATAGGTGAAACCGAAGTGAATAAGAGGGAGGGCGACTTCCCTCGTAATGTTTTAGATTCTATCGGTATTAATAACATTATTCTTAATACTATTACTATTAATTTGAATCCTGGCACGCTAGTGGGTTATCTTCTCGATGATTACGATGGTGAAATATATATCTTTGAAGAAGATGAAGTGCCTGGTTACGTAATTGAGAATCTAGACGGTCCGCGAACTATTCATCTGTATAAAGTAGATACCGATGAATTAATTTCTGTCGGATACTGTGCTTCTATCGATGAAGCAGAACAGATTCTTACTATTTTATATAACACATTAGATAAACTAGGCATGAGTAATCAAATTAAATGTTTCCATATTCCTGTTGACCATAGTAAACCATATCGGTTAATTGAAGTATTTAATCTAATGGCTCCTGATAACATTAAGATTATCAACGTTATTCATTATGATAAACTTGACGATGCTAAAAATAAAAAAGCAGAGATAGAATACGAAACTAGTAAATATCCTGGTACTGATGTTAATAGTTATTTTGTTATATAAGGAGGGTGAATAAAATGAGATTAATTGTAGATGGAAAAATTAATGCCGATGCATGTAATGCGTTCGGTATTTATATTCTAGAGAAGAATTTGCCGGAAGAATATCGTCAACGCTTATATAATAAATTATTTGCTCTATGCGAAAAAGAAGCAGAATTAGTATATAAACGTATGAAAATCGATATATGGTCTGAGCATTTTGCTCACGAAGTGGCTGAAAAAAAAGCTAAGATGTTATTCTTTGGTAGTCCATTAGCTAATATAGTTTACGATATTATTAAGTTAAGAAAGAGAGTGAGGGAGATGGAAAGTGAATAAATATAAATTCTTCGGCGCCGTTAGTATGATTAAAACTTGTGAAGATATATATCATGCTATCGATGAATTTGTTATGGAAGATGACTTATGTCTTGCTAGCTTCCATCCTAAATTTATAAAGGTTAATGGTGTCACTGTCGCATATATTAACTCAATTATTAATATCGGAGATGAAGAAGAACCTATCTCTTATGAACGTCATCCTATCTACGTTTGTCTCGAATCTGATTATGATAAAGTAAAACATTTAGATGACTAGAGTTCTTCTTTCCCCTCCGGGGCGAAATTCTTTATGAGCCTTTTTATTCTTATTTACGGCTCAGTACGTTGTTTTCAAGGAGGTTAAATATGAAAACTTATGTATTAAACTATAATGGTAACAGTGAAGAATTAACTGGTAGTACAGTACAAGATGCTGTCGATAAATTCACTTGTCTAGTCATGGCTGGCGGTGAAAATGTCTTCGGTCTCGATGTACTTGTTAGTGTCCATGACAACGACACCGCTTGCGGTTTAGTCGGCTATTGGAATGGTAATGAATTCACTGATACTAGAACATTTACTATAGGGTAGGGGCTTAGCCTCTATCCTTTTTTTGCTTAAAGGAGAGAATGATATGTTCGTAGAGATGTATTATCTGTATACATTGATGGACACTACAGGAAAGTTTATTACATTAAAAAGTAGTGACAGCGTCCAATCTGTTATGAAAAATTATGTCGATTATTTATTTATTAGTAGAGTGCCATGTGGGTACGATACTATTTGTTCTGATTAAAGGAGAAATATTATGAAAACTTTACAACGCATTTATGAAGAAAGCCCTGTATTCTATTTTATGGCATTCTTTTGCTTTGGATTTACTATGACAACATTGCTTATTAAGGCATTAAAGAAATAGGCAAGCGAGGGCCCTTCGGGGCTCTCTTTTTCTTTTTTATATTATCTTTTTGAGGAAGATAGTAGAGTCGGCCTCCGGCCGAGGGCTCCGCCCCGAAATTTTCTTTGAGCCTTTTTCATTTACGGCTCAGTACGTTATCGGCATGATGAGGATACTAGGTCTTTCTTACTCCTATAAGAACCCCATATGTAAAACACTAACAACAACACTACATAAAAAACACACAACGAATACTTTCTCTACGATTCATGTGGCCTAGTGTTCTCATCATGCCTGACAACAATCGTTTCATATTTCCTCCTCTCTAGCTTCCTGACTGTGCTGATAGCGGTCAGGGGGCGATATGTGTGCGTAAGCTTGTCTTGCGTGCAGATATCGCTCGTAGAAAGGGCGAACTTTTTTTGCAATCGTTTATTCACCGGTTAAACGATTTAAGGGTACAAATCCGGTACTATTTATTACAAAGGAGACTATTATGTCTAAAACAATTTTTATCAATACTATTATTTCTGCTACTAAGGAAGCAGTAGCAGTAGGTCATATGGCTTGGGGTAAAAAATCTGCTTCCAAAGAAGAATTGGCTTACCCTAATGACTTTATGGCTTCTGTACTTCATGTATTAAATCGTGTTATTCAAACTGGTATCGCACGTCGCGATAGTTACGGTCATATGACTATGACTATCGAACTTCCAGATAGCGTAGCTATTCGTGCTTATACTGTTATGGGTAAGGGTGCAAAAGGCGCTAAACAATCTTTCGATACCAAAGCTGTTGGTGTTGAATGTCGTGCACTAGAAAAAGCTCTTGCCGATGCTAAAGCATGTGACTTGGTATTGCGTTTGCAACGTCAATCTCAAGCTACTGCATTTAGCTTGGAAATCCCGGACGGCGTAGAAATTGCCGAAGGTGACGTTATTCAGTTCACAAACGGTGAAGCAGAAAACGGTGTTAAGTTAGCGCATGATCAACGTTCTAACTATGCATATACTATCGGTGTACGCGGTGAAGAACTTGTAGCATTGCGTCCTATGAATAGCTCTGCTATGAAAACTTTGAATGCTTTTAGAAGTGGTGTATGGAACTTAGTACGTCCAGTAGCACCTAAGAAAGTTGAAGAAGGTCAAGTATTTTAATAGAGGGGGTTCGTCCCCCTTTAATTTTTAATTAGGAGGGTACAATGAATTCCATTACTATTAGAAATAATAACCAAAAAATTTTATCTTATATTGAAGATAAGGTGAATAACGAGTACAGTGGGACCTGCGAACCGATTGACGGTGGTCTTGCTATTCAAATCTCTGAAGAAAAAACAGAGGAATTGATGTCGGCATATAAACTAGCGAAAGTTAATTATGCCGGTATTCAAGTTGTGAACTGGGGTGCCAAAAAGGTTGGTATCTTAGCTAACGCAACTAAGTCTGTCGGCATCGGCGCAGTGAAGCTCGGTGCCAAAGGCCTTTTCGGTGGCTTAAAGAAAACTACTGAGTTAGCGATGGGTGCCGTGTCCGCAATTGCGGATGAAGCGCAAACATCTTATGCAGAACTCAAAGCCAGTGAAGATTTACGTTCTCTTAAGAACAGCTTCGGCTCTACAGGTGGGGTTAACAACGAGTCTGACTTTGTCGTTGTTAATAACGGCCCACAAGAGCCTACGGTGCCTCCTAACAGCGGTACAGAAAACACCGAAGGTTAATTAATTTATATATTTAGTTAGGGACTCTTTGTAGTCTCTAGCTAAATATATATTTTTTTGTTTTAATTATATATGCTTAGACATTTGATTGTAATGTAATTTCTGTTATATATACTTAGACTAAAGCATTATTTTTTTGTTTTATAGATATAAACTAAATAATGCTTTTGTATAAGCATATATTTTGTGCCGGCAAGCTATATATTTTTAGCGATAGTATATTATTTTTACGTTTCGTTATCGAGCGCACTATATTAAGCCGAGCGAAGCGAGGCTAAAGTATGTGGATAAAGAGAACAATGCGAGCGAAGCGAGCCAGAGTGTTTATATTAGTGATCATAAACATGCCGAGCGAAGCGAGGCTAAAGTGTTTATATTATAGTATTAAGCGAAACGAACGGAGTGAGTGAGCGTATATATATTATATAAGTTTCTTTGATATCTTTCTTTTTAAAAGAAAGTAGTATATATTATTATATAGTATTATAAAGCCGAGCGAAGCGAGGCTAGAGCATCTCTTTTGATTCTTTTCTTATGAGAAAAGAAGTATTATGTTGTTATTATTGCATGTAGAAGCCCGAGTATAACGAGGGCTTAAGGCCTTTGCTTCTTTTGCAGAAAGAAGATAGAGATAAAAATGCTTACATTTTTACGGTAGTTTTTAGGTTAAGCTAAACATTTATGTTTAGCGTAAAAGAAATAGTGTAGCGTAAGCGAATAAGTATGTATGGCGGAACGAAGTGTAGCTATATCATACGACGGTATTATCTTTATATTATATATATGTATATAAGTATTATTATATAGCGAAACGACTGTAAGAAGTGTAGCAAGTATATAATAATAGTGTATTAAGTATTATATAAAGTATTAAAGATAAATAGGGGCGAGTGGATAAAAGTGAGAGTGGGCGATCACTTTAAATCTGCGAGCCCTATATAAGCGATTTTTCCGGCTAAAATTTTCGAAAATCTAGGATTTGAAAATTTGAGGGAAAACCGCCCCCCGTATTCGATCTTTGATCTAGCTACACTTATTCACCATGTTCATCTACTAGGCATTTAAAATTATAATCAGCCAATGCCGTAATTAAACTTATAATTAAATAAATTAATTATAATAATTATTATATATGTTAAATTATATATATGCGACTGAAAGCAAAGATATATAATCATATATAATAGTAAGTCAGTCAATATTAAAAATAGGTCTGCCTGCTTTAATTCTTCTTAATTCTTTTAAAGAATAAGTTAATTAAATGTAATTTAATTAATTTTAATTTATTATATTCGTAACGAAGCTCGGCGAGGAGTGACGACACTTCTGTAGAGAAGCGACGAGATTATACTCAGTCGTTAGATTTAGTAAAGTCTAACCATATTAGTAGGATTATTTATAGTTTTGGTTACCTACGTTATATATGTATATCTCTTATAGTTGTATAGTAGTGGATAAAAAGAATGACTATACGTATTATTTTAGGCGAGTAAAGCGTTAGCGAAACGTGGCTAGAGTGGATAAAGTAAGGCGAGAAACAATTCGAGTCCTTACCCACTCTATATTAGATTTATTATATATTATTATAAAGTAGAATAAAGTCCTAAAGGACGACTTCGTCACGCTAAATCGTATACGATCCTTTTCGAGACCTCGCAGAAAATTTCTCAAGAAAGATTAACAGCATTTTAAAATGGGGTTACTTTGTTTATGATTTTATAGTAACAAATAAAAAAGCTCCCACATATAGTGAGAGCGTTGATCAGAAGTCGTTGAACTTCGTTCAACGATATATTACTCATATTATACTCGTTTAGTGATACTAAACTTAAAAAAAATATATAAAATAAAAAAAAGACAGGGTAGCTAGTCCTGTCTAATTTTTATATATGTCGAAAATATCTTAAAAGTCGTTGCCGTGAGGCAAGAACGACGAAAGTCGTTGTACTTCGTACAACGATATATTACGTATATTTAATTCGGTTTGCGTTATTAAATTAAAAAAAATAACAGATACTTTTATTATAT